GTAAAATTTCCTGTAATTACTAAATCCTTAACCATACCTGTTTGTACGTTTGAAAAGGTTAAAGTAGTATTAGCTGATAATGTTTTAGTAAATACCGCAGCAGAACTAAAATCTACATCACTTGCTGATATAACCGCAGAAGTAGTAAACTCTGCACCCATATTATCGTAATCTATAACATCGTTTGCTATTGTCAATGTAGTAGAACCTGTAACTTCTCCTGTGTGGGTTTGGTTATAAAGGTTAGTAGAACCTTCTGCAATATCATCTGAATCAAGTACAACTGCACCAGTTTGACTATTTACACTTGTTACAAGGTTTGTGTCATCCAATAATGCCGACAAATCAAGTGTAAACGTTGAAGCATCGTCCCTTGTAAATGTTACAATTCCAGTTCCACTATTTAAAGTACCACTTGCAATTGCTCTAGCATCTTCATCAAGATAAGGGGATAAATCTACAGTACTTGTAGTTCCATCAGCTTTTGTATAAGTCAATATATCTGATGCTATTGATAATGCACCTGCCCCATATAATTCTGTGAAGTTATCATTTGCCTTATCAAAGGCACTTCTCAACGGATCACCAGTACCATCATTAGCAACTGTTCCGATATTGATTGTCTGTTTAGCCATTTTTTATTTTTATAATTGTGTTATATCTGCTGTATATAATGTTGTGTCCGCCTTAAATGATGTTGAATCTGCTGTTAAAGCAAATGTTGTCCAACAAGTTGGAGCTGAAAAATCAGGTATAAAGTATGTTGACCAAAGCGTATCTTGACCGAACGCATTATTAGTTTCCATCTCACAGTATACCTTTCCCCAATTTATTGAATTCGCCATCTTTCTTTTTTAAGTAATTACTTAATTTAATAATGTTCTCTTTCTTAGGCTTGTATTGTTTTTTCTTTTTTATAATACCCATCCTTGGAATAATGAATCTTTATCAGGATATATATCCTCATTATTGTTGCTATAATATTCAGGAAATTTGCTACTTGCATTAAAACTCATATACTCAATAAATCTATTGGTATAGTATTCTGCATAATCTCTTTCTTTGGCAATCAAACTATCTATCTCTTCCTTTAATGGTTGAGTAGAGTTTTCAGAAGTATGTTTATAAACACCTCCATTGGCAATAGTATATGCTGCAAATGGTAAATACTCGCTCATCGCAAAATGAATCAACATTGGCTGAATATAGTCATTTACTAAATCAAGATAATCACCACTTAAACTACTTGCAATAATATCATTACTAATTTTATCATATAAATCAGTACCAAGATAATTTCTAACGTGAATTTCCTGGGCAAGTTTAACAAACTGAATAAATTTATCAGTATCTACATTTCCACTTAATGCAGTATTCTTGACTAAATCGGCTCTTTTTATAAATAGTGCTGTTGCCATTATTGTAATTCTTCAATTTGTTTATCTACTTTTTGTTGTTCATTTTGAACATCTTCCTTTTTAACACCAGTTTCTTTCTCTATTTCAGCATCAGTTAAAGCATTTGTTAAATCTGTAAATTCAAGAGGCTGTAAAGTCTTAAAGTATATATCAAGATTAATATTGTTATAATCTAATATTTTTGCCAATTCATCAAGTATTGTTACCTGCATCGGTCTAATAACTGTATTATCCATAAGGATAGAGGCTGTTTGAAGCTCTTCTGCGTTATTACCTAAACCAGTTTGGTCTTTTATACCAACTAACATTGGAGATATAATACGATGAGAAACCATTACTTTTTTCATACTCTCATCAGACAAGAACTGATATTGTTGATGAGCATCATTAATCATTACAGGATCTATAGTTGCTGCAAGTTCTTTGCTATCGTTAAATGCCAGGATAAACTTACCTGCGTTTGAACTACCACTAAACTTCTCGTAAATTGCTCTTTCAATAGCATCTCTTTGTTCTTTATCAGGAGTACCATTATTAAAGTTAATTAACATACTTGGTTGTAAACCATTCTGAATATTACTTATATGGTAATTAGCTATTTCTTCTTCTAATTCAGCGTATTGTAATCCTCCTTGATATCCTACTGGACTATAATAATAATAACCTGCACGATAAGGTCTAATATATAAAATCTCTATAGAATCTTTACTCATTCCAAAAGCAGCTATTCTTTTTGGTTTATCGTTTTGTTTTACTTTAGACCAATCATTAGAATAATAATATGCTTTTATTTCTCCTTCAATAGCTTTCTCTGCTCTCAACGTTTCAATTGGCATATGAGCAACCTTAGCAATTTTAGTTCTGTCTTTACTATAGATGATCTGAAGAGCAGCTTGACCCATCATATAATAATCGTAGCAAACCTTCTTCATACAATCTTTCTTAATAAGGTTTACCATTTCTTTATATTCTCGAGGTTTTTTCTCAGAATCTGTAGCGTCTAATCCTCTCCCATATATCATCTCAGATATCCCATTGATTGCTGCATTATTAGTTGGAGACCCATTGTATCTTTCTATAAGATATTGAAAATACATATTATCTTCTCCATACTCAACCCAATCATATCTCTTAGATTCTACAACTTCAGGAGCTGTATAAGAAGAAAGATTTACAATATGAATTGCATCTTTCACTCTATTAACTGGATTTCTATTATTATTTCTTGCCATTATATAATTACAAATTCGTTATCAAAACTATCCTCCTCGATATACTCATTATTATTAATAAAGTATTTATCTAAAGAAGTTTGGTTAGTACAGTATATTAAACCTCTGTATATTTCTTCATCATCTTCGCTAGATAATTGTACTTTATAAGTATATAAATTATCTTCTGTTAAGTTAAATGTTCCTGTCAATACCATATAGTCACCTTCATCCGTTTTACTTGGTGTGACTGTAGTTGTTTTTCTAGTTGATTTATCAGTCAACTTTATAACTGGAGCTGTAGCATCCTTGCGAGGAATTATCTTTAACTGTTGTAATCCTGATGTAGGTAATATATCCATATACAAAATAACTACCCCTTATTGAATTGTTTCTGTAAAGATACAAAAAAAGGGAGCAAATGCCCCCTTATTGAATTGAAAATCCAACTCTTAACTATACAGTACGTTGTGTAGATTGAGTCGCAGTAGCACTTGCCATTCCATCGAAAGGATCGCTAGAAATTGGATCAGCTATAAAGTTAGGTAAAGTTGTTTCGTTAGCAGTAAGAGTCAATGTGTATCCTTGAAGGTCTCCCATTGCAGTTCCTGTAACTGCTGTACCTCCTGTAACTTCCGCTCCGTGTTCTCTACCAACTAAAAGAACCTTACCATCAAAAGTCTCTACAAAAACGTGAGGTCTACCAAAAGCCATTAATTTTAGCTCTTTGTTATCCTCTTTTGTAAGTTTATGTAAAGTAATGTTCACTACTTGCTCAAAGAATGTTGTACCATTCTCAAGAGAAGTTTGAATATTTGTTTCTAAAGAAGAATTACCTTTAACATCATAGGTGTGGTAAGAGAATGTTCCACTAATATCTGTTACTTCGTCATCAGTTACTGAAACAGTACCTAAATCTCCAAAGTCAACAAAGTGAATCTTTCTGATACCTCCTACAGCATCTTTACAGGGTTTTAATCTTCCACCAGTTAAATCACAAGCCATAGTATTATTATTTTATTAAAAAAGGGTAGGCAGATATTGTACCACCTACCCTTTTAAGTTATTGAAATCTATTTATTATGAGTAAAGAACGATATCAGAACCGATGCCATATTGAACACCTGCAGTAAATCGCATAATTACTCTTACATTTTGAGAACCATCAAGATCGCTCATATCTAATACTTTTACTTCGTTCAAGTCAGAAAGTAGACCAGTACCAAAGAATAAGTTAGATTTCTCAGCAGCCATAGCTTTATTATCACCAAGACCATTGGCAACGAATATTTTCACACCATCAAAAGATAATGCACCATTATTCCACCATTGAGTACCTTGTGCGTTAACACCATTAGCTCCTAATCCGCTAGTTCCAAATCCACCTAAAGCTCTTACATAAGCACGAGCAATATTTTGAGAAACATATATGTATAAATCTTCACTTCCATAAAGTGCAGAAGGAATAGCATCTACAATTTTTCCTAATTCGTCAATAACGTTAGATGCAGTTACAGTAGTACCTGTTACATCATTTACATCACCATCAGCAGTAGCTAAAGTTACAAAACCATCAAATTGACCGCTTGTAGCAGTAGAACCTGACCAAATAGAAGTTTCAGTACGCTGTGCAACTTTAGCAGCAACGTGACCAATTAAGAAATCGCTAAATGAAGGAGGTAAGCTATCAAAAGCAGAATATCCCATTTGTACAGCTTCCCAATCTGAATGGAAGTCTTTTTTACAAAGCTGTAAGTTTACTTGAAGCTCCTCAGGAGTAAGAATTCTTTCAGCAAGTGTAAGAGTTGAAGTTGCATCGAAATCACAAGAAGCGTCTTTAACGATATCGTTAGTAGAGACTTTCTTAATAACTTCTTTTAACTTTACGTTAGGTTTTACAGTGATACCACCATTAGCGATAGTAGCACCTTCCAACAAAGCAGCAGCGATATACTGACCTGCAAACTCTCCTGCATATGTTGAAGTAATTGAAGTTGTTGTAGCCATTTTTATTTATTTATTTATTTATTACTAATTCTTGCCATCACTCTATCAAATGTAGACTGTGGTTTATTTTGTCCATAAGTGAAGTTAAACTTTTTTACTTCTTCACCTTCAGGATTATGTTTAATTGGTTCAGCAGCAGGTTCTTTAGAAAGCTCTTTTACTTGTTCAGAAAGCATTTCTTTTTCTTTCTTTACTTCACTCATTTCAACCTCTACCATTTTTTTAATAGAATCAATCTCAGCTTTCAATGATGCCATATCAGCCATATATTGTTCTTCAGAAACGTAACCTTCATTTAGTTTTGCTTCTTCCTCTACTACAGTATCTTGAGTAGACTCTACAGACTCCTCAGACAACTCAGCAGGTTCTTCTTGTACTTCTTCAGTAGCCTCGCTAACAGTTTCGAGAACTTCCTCTTGAGTAAGTTCATCTTCTTTTGTCAACACAGACAACTTCTGAAGAATTTCATTCAAAATAGTTGTTGCGTTCATAATAATTATTATAATTTATAAAAGTAATTGATTTACAATAAGGTGTTAGATTTTTTAACTAGGTGTTCCTGTTATATTGCCAATGCCTTGAGCCTCTAAAGACCCATCACAGCATTTTCTAGAATATTTTTTACCATCGGCACAAAGACATCCTCTTTTAGACCCTTTGGGAGATGTTCTTGATTCAACGTATTTTCTTCTTTTTTTTATCATAATCCTGCGTTTTGTGTGCGTTGTATAAAGAATATAATATCCCATATTTTAGCAGAACCACCACTTGCGGTTATTTTCCAAGTAGCACCTAAACTGGTAAAATCTGCATCTGCATAATATTGAAATACCTGATGATAATCGTGCACTACATCATTACCTTTTGGAAATGTAGCCTCACCTCTTATTCTATCGTAAGGCGTACCATTACCGCCCTGAAAGTGTAAATCTATATGAGTTTGATTAGCATTTGCAGCAGAATACTTAAATACAATAGTCATTACATATACATCATTAGTATTTAATGCTACGACTTTACTTGTAGATGTATTATAGAAATTTACAGAACTATGGCTTCTATAAACAGAACCTCCATTATTAGGTAAGGTAACTTCAACACCATCAACTAAAGAAAGTTTATTAGAAGATGTGTAAATAGTGTCATCATATCTTGACCAACCTAAGCCTATTGAAGCACCTAATGTTTGTGGATATACAATTACGTTTTGACCATTATGCCCCATATACAAGGCACTATCAGTACGCAACATCGCACCATTTTCAATATTTACAGATGCTACTTCAGCTTCATCCGTATCTTGAACGTGAACTCTATATGAGGTATTTCTAATTGTCGCCATCTATCTCTCCTAGTGATTTTAATTTGCTTTTACTCCATCTAAGGGCTGCTTTTCCTCCCCAGGCATCATACATTAATTTACCACATCCATCTGAGTAGCTTTTTGAAGCATCTAAGTCTCCTTTGTGACGAGAAAGGAAACTATACATCCTTTTTATAGTAGAAACAGTTAAATTTTCTCTTGAAGCGAGTTGAGAGGCTCTTCTTTTGCCAACAGCAGTACCGCAAGAACCCCAACCATTCTTATCAGCCCATTCTAAGGCTCTTTTAGCGTTGTTTACGACTCCTTGTGGATAATCACTATAGGTTTCTAATTTAAGTCTCTTAGAAGCGATATAATCAGCCATTTCCACTAGTATATCTTCAGCTTCTTCCTCACTTATTTGATTAACTTGGCTCATATTAACCTTATCGGTAAAATATCCCTCTATAGAGAACCCTTTTACCTTGCCAGTTTTAACATAATTATTCCAAACATCGTCATTATTAACCTTCATAGACACCATCCAAGTTCCAATTGGCAATTTCATACCATATTTACGACTCTTATCGTGGGTTTCATCCTCAATAATCCAACTTTCAACTACTGATAGTCCATAAAGTTCAGCTTCGTGTTCTAAGGTTGATTTATTCTGATTTCCTCTCATTAAAAATAACTCAGACGCTTTTCTAACTGTATCCTCAGAGAAGTAGATATAGTATTCATCTTCGCCATCGGCTCTGTATATATTCTTATTAGGAACTAATGCAGCACCCATAAGGATTCGCTTCTCTTTATCAACTTCAGCTAATTCTATTTTAGCTTGTTGCTCACTAAGAGCGATAAAGTTTTCTTGAATTGCAGGTCGATCAACTATACTTATAGCTTCGATACCTGATAACAATTCTTCTTCGTCAATAAGTAGTTCTATTATCTTCATACTATTAAATTAATCACCAAGACCTGCTGTTGTTAGAATATTGCGTTCAAGTTCTTGATGATAGGTTATTTCTTTGCCAACTACAAACGCTTTTAATGGCTTCTGTTGTTGACCTGCGACTGTTTGTGCTAATTGACTTTCAGGAGACGCACCAACAACATTAAAATCAGGTGCTTCGATACTTCTCTTAACTGAAGTTTCGCCATTTTCATTTATTTTTAGTATTGCAGCTACTCTAGCTAAACCTGATGCAACTGCTGCTGCTGCTGCTATAGTTCCTCTAACTGGTGAATCGGGTGTTGGGACTGGTAAAAATTGAGATTCAAAAGCCTTTTGAGCTGTAGAATAAGTTGATATTAATGTGGATGCAACAGCTAATGCTTTACCTACTTTAGTTTGCTCTCCAACTAATTGACTAAATGCCATAAGAGCATTTGCAGTTTGGTCTAATAATTCTCTTTTAGCATTAAATTCAGCATTAGCTATTTCAATTCTTATATTAGCCTCCTGTTGCTCTAATTTAGTTAATTGAGATTGTAATCTCTCTCTTTCTAATATAGTAAGTCTATCATTATCTAAAGCCTCTTTAGAGCTTCTAATTCTAGAATTAAGAATTAATTGGTCTAATTCAAGTCTTTTACCTGCTCTAATTCCTAAATTCTGCTCAAATTGTAATTCTAATTCTAATTCTAATCTAAATTTTTCATATAAATTTTCTAAAGATATTTTATTAGCCTGAGTTTGTTCTTGTACTCTATATTCTGCAATTAATGTTTGAGTCTTATTATTTATAGAAACTAATGCTGTTTGCAATTCTTCAGCAGCTTGTATTTCAGTAGCCTTATATTGTTCATTCGTGATTAAACCATCTTTAAGTCTCTGTTGTTGTCTTTCTATAAATAAATCTCTTTCTACTCTTAATTTTTCTTTTTCAATTTCCCCTGTTTGATATAATTGATCCTCTCTATCTTTCACAAGAGTATCTCTTATTATTTTTCTTGCCCTAAATATTTCTTCGGTAAAAAATAAAAATTGTTTCTTAAATCTTTTTTCACCACCATCATCCTCTTCAGGAGTTAATATTACCCCTCTTTTTTTAAGTCTTTCAATATCTTCAAGTAATTTTTTTATTTCTTTTCTTACTTGAATTATATCTAATTGTTGTTGCTGAATAAAAATTTGATCAACGTCTCTACCTTCTTTTTTAGCATTTAAAAATTCTAAATTTGCCTTTTGTCTTAATTTATCTATTTCACTTTCTTTATTATAAATAGACAATAATTCATAAGCTATTTGCAATCTTGCATCATTCGCTATTGTTTCATCCTCTATTAATTGAGAGTTTTCAACTCCAATATTTTTAAAATTCTCAGCTATTTCTTTAAGGGCAGCATCTGTATCGTCTAAATATAAATTTCCATTTAATATGTTTTTTACAAAAGTTTCACTTAAAACATCTATAGACTCTTCAGCTAATTGACTAAGTATTCTTCTTTTAGCTATTGTTTTATCTAGTTCTTTATTGTTTTTTATTAATGCCTCTGTTTCAGATTCAATTACCTCTTTTGTTCTTTCAAAATATTTTATTATTTTAGGTAAAAAGGATATTAAAAGTTGTGCTGCTATTAATAAACCACCCGCTCCCATTAAGGATTTGCCAAGTTCTTTTATAGAAGCCATAAAGCCCCCTGCGGTTCTAGAGTAACTTTGAAATAAAGATAATAGCTGTCCAATGTTGTTAGCCATACCCTGCATTCCATATGCTGCATCTGATGCTAATCTAGAAGTTTCAAGAAGTATAGCATTATTAAGACCTGATTGAGCTCTTAAATGACTTGTAGCATTTGCAGTATTCATTTCCGCTGCTGCCTGAGCCTTTAATGAAGCTATTAGATTTTTTTTCTGTATAGCAGATTTTTCGTCATTAATTATTTGCTCTCTCTGTTCTTTATTTAAAATTGTTACTTTAGAAGATAGATTTTTAGTCGATTCAGCTACACTATCTATAGATTTTTTAGCTTTATCGACAACTTGTATCTCAATAGCAATTATTTTCTTATCTGCCATAATAGTATCTCTTTATCTGTTTTTTAGCTTCTGACCAATCTGATACAGCTTTATATTTTCCCTTGGCAATATCTATATTTTCAGATACCCCATACCAATCAGTTACATTTAGTAATTCTAATATTTGTTTTATCATTCTACTATTTCGTCTTGGAATATATTTAACAATTCTATTTGAGACTTGCCAGTCATTAAATTAGTTGTTATAGAATTAATTCGAAACATCTTGTCTTGTATCTTAATCTGATCGTTTAATCTATAGTTTACTAATATATTTGGTGGTAAATAAGCTGTTATTTTAAATATTCTTTTAGCAGCATTAAATACTCCTTCAACATATAAT